ATGTCGAGCCGGCCCGATGCCGGGTCGAGGCGCTGCACGTCGGGGCCGAGCATGCCGCCGGTCGACTGCATCGGCCAGAACTCGCCGGCGCCGACATTGACCGTGTCGGGGTTGAACGTGCCGCCGGCGCGATAGCCCCAGATGCCCAGCATCTGGATCGCGGCCGACCGCAGCGCCAGTTCCTGCGCCTTGTTCAGCGTCTTCAGCGATGGCAGCGCCAGCATCACCGGGCCGCGGCCGCGCGCCTCTCCAGGCACGCGGTAATAGGGCGCCACCGCGATCGGCTGGGTGCGCGTGATCGTCGTCTCGATGAACTCGTCGCAGTCGCGGTCGAGATAGGCCACGAAGCGCCAGCGCCCGTCCGGCAGGCGCTGGAAATCCTGGTACAGCGTGAACTCGTCGTTCGGCTTGGTGACGCCTGCTTCCTTGAACGTGGCGCGGAACTTGCCCTTCGGAAACGCCTCGATCACGCCCTCGCGCGTGACAGGCCGTTTCCACGAGAAGAAGCTCTGCCGGCCCCAGGCGTCGCAGGAGATGGCGATCTCGTCGGCTGGCGGCGCGTACATGATGATCGGCTGGTCGGGCGTGCCCTTCAGCGGGATCAGCGCGCCGGTGCCGACGCCGAGATCGATGCACATCTCGTGCGTGGCGGTGTCGAGATCGCCGGCCTGCATGAAGCCGTAGAGGAACGTCGACATTTTTTCGAATTCGCGGTCGAGCTTGGCCTTGCCGGCGTCGCCGATCGATTGGTGCAGCAGCGCGCCGGTTTCCAGCACCGGCGGGCCGGAAAACAGCCGTTGCTGCAGCTCGCCGGCGAGGTTCATCGCCGAGGTCGGGCCGGTCATGTCGAAGATGCGGTCGGCCAGGCTCTTGCGCTTGGAGATCCCGCCCGGCCGGCGGTGCGGAATGACGAAGTCGTAAACGTCTTCGTAGATCGCCGTCCACGGCGCCATGTCCTGCCAGGCCTGGTCGGAGCGCCTCTTCTGCCGGGCGAGGTCGGATTCGCTCACGACAGGTCGCTCTTTAGCTGGTTGCCGCCGGCGTCGGCGAAGAGGCGGCGGCCGCGTGGTGCGCGCCGCGTCAGGGTTTCGCGCGCCTGCGCCGATTGCTGTTGCGACAGCTGCCGCGTGTTGGCGATCTCCTGCATGCGCCGCGACCGTTCCGCGTCGGCACTGGCGCCCCCTCCAAAGATCGTTGCCATCGCCTATCCTCTCCAGAGCCAGATCGACCGATCCCGGAAACCGCCGGGTCTGAAACCGGTCGCCATCGCCATGCGCATGCCGGCCATGTTGTCGGGCCGTATGTGCACGAAGGTCAGGATGCGATTTTGGGCGAAGCGGCGGGCCGTCAATTGCGCAAGCCGCACGAGCGCCAGCATGTGCCGCCGCGCGGCTGGCGCAAAGGCGATCGCCAGCTCGGCGCGCCGCGCCCGGCGCCGATCCAGCATCGCCAGCGCCACCGGTTCGTCATCCTCGAGGATGGCGACCGCTTCGCCGCGGCGCGTCTGGTAGAGGATGACCTTGCGCATGAACGGCCGGCCGCCGGCGAACATCAGCGCCAGCGATGGCGGGACGGGCGAGACCAGCCGCAAGGCCATCACACATCCCAGATCGATTTGGGCTTTGGGCGGGCGTTGCGCATGCCCACGACGTTGGGCGCACGCCCCATGCCGGAGACATCGCCGATGACGCCCTGGCGCCCGCGATGACCAAGGCACAGGTACTGCAGGCCGTCATGCGGGTGCGAATATTCGTTCTTCGCGATCACGATCAGGTCTGTCCGCCCGGCCGACGACTGTTTCGTCAGGTGGTAGTGGGCGGCAAAACCGCCGATCAGCCGCTTGCAGCGCGGGTCGATCAGAAGCCGCGGCGTGTGGCCGTCGATCATGCCCTTCAAATACCAGCGCACCGATTCGAGCCGGATGCCGACTTCGTTCGATGGTGCCGGCATCAGGTTGACGTTGAGCGCGCGGGCGACGATCTCCATGTCGGCCAGGCCGCCGGCCTGCCGGTCGGCGCCGTACATCGCCGAAGGGTCGCCCCAGGCCTCCTGAACCGGAAAGGCGCGAAAGCGCTGCATCATGAGCTCGAAGGCGAGATTTGCCAGCGTCTGCGGGCCGGATCCCGGCGAGCAGCACACTTCCGCCAGCACGCGCAGCTGACCGTTCGGCATGAACTGCCCGAACACCATGGCGGGAGAGCCGCCGAAGTCGGCGCCGAGCGCCAGCGGAATGCCGGCGACCGGCTCGAGGAAGTCGTTCGACCGGTGCAGCGACAGCGAGAACTCGCCGTCGTAGACCGGCGTTCCGTCCGCAACGAAGCCAGGCTCGCCGTGCACATAGCGCTTGGCCTCGGCCGGCCGCATCGTCCGCAGCTCGAGTTCGTAAGAGGAGCGGGGCTTGCCCTTGCGGTTCTCGGCATTGGCCGACAGCCCGCCCGGCTGGACGAACAGGTTGATCATCGGATTGCGGTCGGGATGATCCTTTTCGACCCAGCCGCCGAACCGGCAGACCCAGTTGTTGACGTCCGGCGGGTTGCAATCGCCCCAGGTCAGGCGCGGCAGAAGCGTTTCGTCGTCGTCGATCGCCACGCCCATCGACTGCATGCGCGTGCGGTAGGGTTTCACGATCCGCGCCAGCTCGCTTTCGGCGATCAGCTCCATGCGCGGATAGCGGCCGGTGCGCGACCAGAACAGGCCAGGCACGCGCTCGTCGAGGAGATCGCACTCGTTCATCCAGCCGGCCGAGATCTCGTAGCCCTTGATGAACTGTTCGACATTGGCATCGCCGATCGCGCCGAACTCCATCGTCAGTTCGACCTTGACCGGCTTGCCCTCGCGGATTGCCGCATATTCCAGCTTGTGGACGACGGGTCGATCGAGGCCGCCCTTGTAGTCGACCGTGTACGGATGGTTTTCCGGGAACATCTCGTGCCAGGACGACAGGCAGGTGCGCGCCAGATCGCGATAGGTGTCGCGGATCGCCGCGATCTTGACCCGGATCACGCCATCCTTGCAGACCGGAAACCAGCTGCCCGCGAGGTATGGCCCCTTGAAGCTCGACGCCACTGTCTTCCCCGAGCCAGCCGGCCCGGCGATGATGTCGATCGGCCCCGTCGACGCAATGAACGCCGCCCCGATCGGCCCAGGCGGATCGTAGCGCTGCAACTGGAACTTACTCTGGCCCTGCTGCATCCCGGCTCCCGCTGGTCCCGCACGCGCGCGTCCGCGCCCACCCGCATCCCGATTCAACGTCTCGAATTTATCCGCGATCGTTCCGCGTCCAGTGATGGCAAGCCGGATGGCGAGGAAGCGCCCTCGCGGGTGCACGCGCGCGGGTGCACGCGCGCGAGCGTGCACGAGGGCTGACCGATCGGTGTGTGTGACTCTCGACACCCGGTGGGGTAGGGGGTGCCCGCGGGTTTTGAAATTCGAGGACCGCGCGTCCGCCGCGGCGAGCCAGGGGGGACGGGGTCGGCGCGCCAGGGGCCGACGGCCGCGCCGACCGGTCGAGGCCAAGGATGAAACGGCCTTGCGCTACTGATTTTAGATCAGTCGCCGCGCGCTGTTTTGCCCTGCTATATCAACGGCTTGGCTCAACCGTGCGAGTTGTCGCCCTTGTCTCGCACGGATGCACCATTGTTTTCATTGGCTTTTTCGTCGCCGAAGATCGACAGCCCGCTGCTGCTCTCGACGACGTGGCCGCCCAGGTCGCCGGCGACCATGAGGTGCAGCTTGCGCACGTTGACGTTCAGCTCCTTCTGCTTGGCGTAGCCATACTGCGCCAGGTCGGCCGCAGCCTTCGCCTGGATCGCCAGCACCTTCAGCGGATCGACCGGCACCATGATCGGCGTGCCGTCCGGCCGACGGCGCGGCGCGCCGGTGTCGTCGAGCACCGGCGAGGCCAGCGCCTGCGCCAGCGCCAGCGTATCGGCCGTCTGGATCATCGACAGCGTCACCAACGGGTCGCGGTGGCCGAGCTGCTGCAGGTAATCGAACACGTCGCCATTGCGCCGGTTGCGGCTGCCCGCCGGCCTCCCCCGCGCCCGGCGCTGGCCCGCGACTTGGTTCGCCGCCATCGCCAGCGTGTCGACGTCGTCGAGATCAGGCGAGCCGGCGATCAGGTCGAGCTGTTCGCCCTCCTGTTCGAGCGCTCCCGCCAGCCGCGCGACACTGGCCGCCAGCGCCTCGCCACTCGGCCAGGCGCTGGCGCCCGGATCTCCGGATCCGCCCGGTGTGCGCGCCCCTGAAGGCCCGTTCTCGCGGTCGGCATCGTCGCTCATGGCCGCGATCCGAATTGTTTATTCGCCGCCCTCGGCAGCTGCGGCCGGCTACGCAACCGGCGGATGCGTAGCCCGGTCGTAGCCGGATTTTCGCCAGTCTTTCCAGATACATACATGTCTAGGCTACGGGTTACATGGTTACAGTTCTCACATGAGGCGCGCGCGCGCGCGCGTGGCAAGGTGTCATGTTCCGTATCCCGTAACCGCATCGCCTAAGCCTCTGATTTGATTGATATTTGCCGTCTACGTCATGGCTACGTAGGGTTACATCTCGTAGCCCTCCCGCGCCCATCTCGGCACGGCTCAACCCTGCCACGATCCGCCCTGCGACAAGTGCTTGCACTCTGTCGGCGCGACGCGGAATCAATCGAGCGCAGTCAGGGCAGGGGCGCGGGCGTCAAGTGCTGGGCGCGGGCGCCGGGCTTGGTCGCGGTGATCGGGCGCGGGACAGCGGACTGCGAGGCGCGCGGATTTTCCACGTCCTGGACGGGCTGGGGAGAGGAAAGCGGAGCGGCCCTGCCGGGCCGCAAGTCTTTTCAGAACTGACACCAGGGCGCCGAGACCGCACGCTGTTTCCGATCGCGGGATAAGGCAGCGCGGCGGAATGGTCGCGCTCGCGATCGGGCGTGCTCACAGTCCAGCTGGAATATCGTCGAGGCTGGCAGGGGAGCCTAGCGGCTAGACGACCAGACCAACCAGCCAGCCGAAGCCGCTGGAAGCCAGCTTGCAGACCTACGGAATACGCATCGGCGAGGGCGTGTTCTATATCGCCAATTCGCAGGAGTTCATCGCGCTGAGATTTCAGTCTACAGCATGGCGGCGGCCGTCGCAGCTGTGGCTGCAACTCCCCGGAGCTCAGAACGCAAAACCGATGAAGTTCGGCAAACACGCCTCTCGCTGTGTCGAGCTGCCGCTATCCTATCTTGAGCCGCGGCTGTGAGGCTGGGCCGGCCGACTGGCCGGCCTAGCCGCCCTTCTCGATCCAGGCGTTGAACGCCACCAGGTCGATCATCAGGCAGCGCTTTTGCTGTCCGTTGATCTTCACGTTTTTGCCGCCTCCCTCGCGTTCCAGGACGATGTTGGTCTTGGCGGGGCATTGCCGCAGCGCCGTGATCCAGCCGCCGCTTTCCCAGCGCGTGCCGGCAAACATTTTCTCCAGCACCGGCCCGTCCTTCGGCACCGCCAGCAGCGGTCGGCCCTTGCGATTGTCGAGCAGTTGCACGGACAGATTGGCCAGCGCCAGCCGATCGCGCGCCGGGTCGAGGTTCATGGTGTCTTGCACGAGTTGATCGAGCACGCCGCCCACGGTCGGTTTCGCGCCATCCCGCCAGGCGTCGATCGGCGAATCGAGCAGCCGGTTGAGGCAGGAATGCCAGTTGTCCACCCGGTCGGCACGGTCCAGCGCCGTCGCATGCGCGATGATCTCGCCGAGCCGCGTATGCTCCGTCACCGGCAGGCCGATCGCTTCCAGCACCTCGCCGCCCACCAGCAGCTCGGCCGCCGCCAGCAGCGGGCCATAAGTGTCGATCGAGCGCGAATCGAGCCCCTGGCTCTGCAGCACGTCCCACCAGCCGGCCAGCAGCCGGCGAAACTGCGGCCACCCGTCCATCATCTGCCGCAGGATCATCCGGCCGTCCGTGTCGATCGAGACGTGCACCTTGCGGCCGAGCCCGTCCGTCTTGTCCAGCCGGTCGAGGTTGAGCAGCGCCATGCGGCTCTTGTCCGCCTCCGTCATCGCCGGCGGCTGGATCGCCGAGAAGAAGAAACTGTTGCGCAGCTGGAACGTCACGCCCTCATGGTCGGCGCCGCCGCGCCCCATCTCCGCGCCGGTATAGGCGATGCGCGCCAGGTCGATGATCGCCTGCGGCCGGCTCGAGCCGGGTTTCGCCTCCAGCTCGTCCACCATCACCATCAAGCTGTCCTGCTTGACCTTCTGGTAGATGCCGGCGGCCGTCGTGTCGGCAAACGAGATCACCGCCCCGTTCAGCACCTTCTTGAACAGTTCGTGCAGCATCGACTTGCCGACGCCGGCGCCGCCGGCGGTAAACACGATCGGCCGCGTGTCCAGCGCCCCGCCATAGAACGCCGTGCCGATCCAGCCCAGGCACAGCACCGGGTCGAGATAGGGCCGCTCCCACTTCCATGTGCGCAGGTCCTCGAGGATGCGCCGCGCCGGGCTTTCCTCGGCCGTAACAGCCGCTTCCCACGGCTCGATCGTCGAGGGCTGGCGGGTGTAGAGAAAACCGTCATGCTCGGCAGGCTTCGCCCGCTCCAGGCTCGTCCCGTTGACGCTCCACAAGGCGGAGCCGGAATGCCAGATGAACCGCTCCTGGCTGTCCTTCCAGCCGCCGCGGCCGCGATGCTGGCGCGACGGATCGAACAGCGGCCGCCGGCTCGCGGCATTGATCAGGCAGGTCGCCGCCTTGTCGCGTTCCAGTCGCTTGACACGTACTGTCTTCCGCTTCGAACCGTCCGCGTCGGTGATCTCAACTTCGCCTTTCGCGGGCCAGGCCCAATAGGCAAAGTTCACGTAAGGCGCGAACAGGTCGATCAGGCTCACATGGTCGTAGCGCTCCACCCGGCGCAGATCGTTGGTCGCCGTCAGGGCATAGAGCGTGCCCTCGACATCGCGGCCGATCACGTGCACCGGGCAGTCGGGTGGCAGCTTGTCATGCGGAAACCCGTCCCACTCGCCAGCCGCGA